GAGGGACGTCGCCAGGGTGTCGACGACGCGGACCGCGATGAGCGCGATCGAGACGAAGAGCTGGAGGGCGCCGTTGACGTCCTCCGCCGGGTCAAGGGTTCCGAGCCAGGCGTCGCCGAGGTCGTCGATCGTGTCGGACAAGCCGACGAGGACGTTCGCCAGGGTGTCGCCGGCGCCGGAAGCGTCGGAGATCCTCCCGACGAACGAGATCAGGGAGTTGTTGATGTTCGTCGCGGCCTGGGAGATCGTGACCTGGGTGTTCGCGAATTGTTCGTCGAGACCTTCGCCGCCCTCGAGGATAGCGTTGAAGAACTCCTCCGAGGTGATCTTCCCCTCGACGACCAGGTTCCGGAGCTTCCCGACGGATCCGGCGGCCTCGTCAATACCTCGGGCCGCGGCCTGGGCGAGAGGGAACGCGCCCTCGAGGATCGAGTTGAACTCCTCCGCGCGCACAATTCCAGAGGCGAACGACTGGGAGAGCTGGCGAAGAGCGCCGGCCGATTCGGCCGCGCTGGATCCCTGGATCGCGAGCGCCTGGCCCGTGATCTGGGTCAAGCGGAAGAGCTCCTCCTGGGAGGCCCCGAGCTCGCCGGCGGCGATCGAGGCGCTCGAGTAGAGCGACGTGACGGCCTCGAGAGGTGTCCGGGTGTCCTGGGCGATCTCGAAGAGCCGCTCCGAGGACGTGTTGAGCGCCTCCTGGGAGTCCGTGACGACGCGGAGCTTGTTCTGGAGTGTCTGGTAGGTGTTCGTGAGCTGGACGATCTCACGGATCGCCAGGGCGGCCGCAAAGGCCGAAGCCGCGGCGGCCGCGGCCTTGAATTGTCCCCGGACGCCCTTCGCCTTCTGTTCGAGGCCTCCGAGCTGGGTCTTCGTCTGGGCGACGCCTCGGCGAACGCCGGAACCGTCCAGGACGACTCGAATCACGCGGTCCGTCATGATCTACCTCCGCCGGCGAGGCCGGGCTTGTTTTGTTGTTGCGCCTGGGCCTGGGCCTTCTCGGCTTCGTCGATCCCCTTCCAGTGATTGAGGAGGATCTGGTCGGTCTTCCAGACGATCCGCTTCAAGGTGTCCGGGTCGATCCCGTAGCGGTCCGCATAGGCGACGATCTTCGAGACCGGGATCGTCGTCCGCGGGTTGACGCGCTCGGTCTGGAGATCCTGGAAGGCCTCCCAGTAGATGAAGAAGCGGGCCTCGATCCTGGGCGGATCTACCAGGTGATCGGGCGGAGTAAGGCCTCGCGCTTTATGAGCCGCGATGACCTTCTCCTGGGTGGCCGCATCCCCGAGCCGGAGGGTGTGATCGAGGACGGCGGCTAGTTTCCCGCCGCTTCCTTCTCGTGAGTCGCCCGGAAGGCGGTCCACTGTCGGGCGACCTTCTGGATCCCCTCGAAGAACTTCGGCGCCCGCTGGAAGAGGGTGACGGCGTTCTTCTCCGAGAACTTGAGCTTCGGGTCCTTCTTGTCTTCCGGATCCGTCCAGATCCACTTCACGACGACGGTCCGCGCGTAGACCTTCCAGAGAAGGAGCCGATCGGTCTCTTCGTCGATTGAGTCCGCCGGATCTTCGCCCGCCTTCATCAAGCCGATCGAGAGCTCCGAGAGCTCGCGACGATAGTCGGCATTGAGGACGGGATCCGCCGGACGGACCCAGACCCTCGCGATCACTTTCCCGCCGAACTCGATCTCGCACTCTCGCCCCTCTTCCGCTAGTTTCTCCGATGTCTCGAAGGCCTCGTAGACTCTCACAGTCCTATCTCCTGGGGCCTTGAAGGCCCGGTTGTGTTGTTACCGGGCGAAGCTCACGCGCTGGACGCTCATCGTGTAGCCGAGATCCGGTTCGAGGATCGCCTGGTAGGTTCCGGGGATCGTGACGTCCTGGTTCTTCCCTGGGACGTCGGGCGCTCCGCCGCTGAATTTAATCCTCGGGAGGTCGAAGATCATCGAGCGACCGTCGCCTCCCTGGGTGATGAGGTCGAGCGTCGTCTCCGAGTTCGCGAGGATGACCTGGAGGATCTCATCGTTGTCGAAGTAAGTCGACAAGGTTCCCGTCACGGAGAACTCGCCGAGGCCGATCCCGCTCGCGCCGAACACTCCGACCGCGGGCTGGCGGCGGAGGTTGTTGTTCATTTCGATCGTCGCCTCGAGGACGAAGTTCAAGCCGGCGGCGTCGATCGGATCCACTCCACGACCGAGGCGACCGATGTCGCTCGAGGTGTTGTAGACGTCGAACTGGGGCGCCGCGATGTCGGCCGGGAGGCTCGCGTAGAGCTCCGAATAGGATCCGCCCGAGTTGTTCGAGACGGTCGAGTTGAATCCGAACCAGGTGAGCGAGCCGACCGCGATCGCCTGGGGCGATAGGTTGAGCGAGAAGTTGTTGATCGCCATCCCCAGGAAGAGCTCGCGCGTGACCGGGGTGTGATCCTCGAAGCGCCTCTCGACCGCGAACTGGTTCGCCGCGACTGAGCCGGCGCCGTTCTCGACGCGGCCGCCGTAGAAGACCTGGACGAGCTCGGTCGCCGCGGCGTCGGTCGCCATTCCGGTTTGAGTGTCGACCGTGACGGTGTCCGCCGCGAGGTCAATCTCGCGGATCCTGGTCCAGACATTGTTCCCGACGGTCGTGAACTCGGCGAACTTGAGCCAGGCGCCGACGGCGAGCGGGACGCCATTCCCGAGGGCGTTGTCGAGCGCGCCGGCGGGGAACTGGAAGACCGCATTGACGCCGGTGACGGTGACGTCGATGTCGCCGGCGATCTGGGCCGCGAAGCCCGTGACCTGGAGGGTCGTGTTCGCGTCCGCCGTCTCGGTTCCCTGGATCGCGGTCGTCGCGGTTCCTGGGAGCGGGTCGAGCGTGAGCGTGTTCACGGCGATCAAGGAGACCTCGAAGATCCCGTCGCCGACGTCGCCAGTCGCCAGGGCGTCGAGGCGGACTACCTGGCCGACGATGAAGTCGGTCCCGGCGTCGACGTCGGCGGTCCCAGCCGCGAAGCCCGTGATCTCGCCGGTCCCTTGTTTCAGGACGGGCGCGGTCCAGGTCGAGAAGAGCGCGCCCTCGATGAGCTCATCGAAGGCCGAGTAGGAGAGCTCGATCCCGGTGTCGCCGCCAGCTTCGGCGCCGACCAGGATGAGGTCCGAGATCTGGCGGTCGGGCCGAATCTCCTCGGATGTGATCGTTGTCGGAGCGAACGCGAGGTTCGGCGTCCCGGTGAAGCGGAGCTGGTTGAGGTCGAACGGGCCGCCAGGGATGGGGGCGGTCCGCGCGGAGGACTTGAAAAAGCGAAGCCCTACTCGATTTGAATCAGACATGGCGGTCTCCTGGATTAGTCACAAGGATCGCCTCACACGGTCCGGAAGGAATCATAGCTTAGTTGTGCATTGACGACGACCTCGAACCACTCGTTCGTCCGGCCGGCCTCCGTGAGGCCCATGTCGCGGAACCGGATCCCGGCGATCTTCGTCGACTCACAGAAGTCGAGGAGGATCTCCGCCAGGCGGTCGGCTTCGTCCTGGCCGGTATTGTGCCGGACGCGGACCTGGGCCGCGAGAACGGCTTCGCGTCGGACCTGGATGTCGGTCCCGGTCCCGAGGGATACCTGGGAGCCGGAGGCGTGGGCGAGGCCGAAGATGACGTAGGCGTCGAGGTTGTCGGTCGTGAAGTTCACGTTGTTCCAGGCGACGATCGCGAGATCCTCGCCGGCGGCGGTCCAGTGAGCGCCGAAGGCGGTCCTCACGGTGTCGCGGAATTGTGCCGGGCTTCGTGTAGAGGCTCCCATTATCTCAAGTCCCTCGTCCCGCCTGGGATCCGGAGAGCGAAGTCGATCTCCTCGTCGATCCAGCCGGCGTCGGCTTGTAGGCTCCATCCCTGGGCGAGTCGGTTCGCATAGGGGACGTTATTCTGGATGACCAGGCGCGCGGCCCTGGATCGCTTGAAGGTGTTGATCTGGTTCTTGCCGCGGCCCAGGGTGAAGGCGATCGGCTCCTCCTGGCCGGCGAGTTCGGTCTCGTTGAAGCCGCCGATCGAGACGAGCCAGTTCCGCCGGAAGTGGCCGCCGACGTAACCCGGCGCCGCGGAGTCCGGGAACTGCCAGTTGTCGGGGTTGCCGACGGGCGAGCGGACGATGAGGTTCCGGAGGATCGCGAAGGCGGTCTCGCCGGCGTCATCATAGAGCTCCTTCTGGAGCTGGACCGAGATCTCGCGCGAGTTGAAGGGCTTCTGGGCCATCTATGGAGCCCTCACTTGTAGCTTCCAGAGGAAGTCGGTCTTCCCTGGTTTGACCCTGGCCGGAACGGCGACGACGGCCTTCTCGACGCCCTCGTCGAGGACCTTGTCGAACGCGGTCGGGATGATCGAGCCCAGGGAGAGGCCCGCGATGAGAACCGTCTCGTCGCCGGCCTTGATGGTCTCGCCGTCGATGAGGCCGGAGCGGATCGGGACGACGACGGCCGGGACCGTGATCGAGGTCTCGGTCGAGGCCGGGTCGACTTCCCAGGGCTTCGTCGGATCCGCCGGCGCGGCCGAAGGCTGGAGGAGCGTGACCTGGCGGTCCTCCCCGAACTTCCGGATCAAGGCGAGCGCGACATCCTGGAGGCCCATGACTAGATCCTCGCGAACACGGCGCCGCTCGCGGCCCG